TTTTTAATCGGTGCAAGCGATACATCAAACCATCTGTCATTAGATGCGTAAGTGGTTACAGGTTTTGTCCAAATTCTATTATAGAAAGGTAAGGTATCAGAAACATATTCTTCTTCTTTAAATTTCATTAAAAATTCTACATGTTCGGGACTAACCATTCTATAGTTGTCTGTAAAAATTTCTTCATAACGAGCCCAAACAGTTTCTTCAGGTTTAATAGGTCTTTGCTTTTGTTCTCCCGTTTCTCTATTTATTTCAGTGACACTACCTCTAATATCAAAACCACAAAGATACATACTGAACTTATCGTTATATTGTTTTAATTTATTAATAGTTCCATCTAATAATTTTAAGTCATGTAAATGCGAAGAACCCCCTAACCAACCAAACCTTAATTTTTCTGACGGTAATGTCTCCGATTGAAACTGCGGTTCGTTTGGATTTATTGCGTTTGGTAAAACAAAAACATTTTTATTAAGTTTTGATATCTCTGTTGCAAAAATAGATGTAGTTGTTGTTACATAACCCGCAACTTTTAGGTTTTTCATAATTTTTTCATGTAACTTGTTTTGAACAACTAATTGATGTACAGGATGTTCTTTTGTTGGTAACCAATAATCATCTAAATCCATAATAGTTACGATCCCTAAATTATTAAGATTTTGAATTATTGAAGGGGCGGCATCATAGTTCTGACCAATACTTCTATGAAAATGGACAATATCGTATTGTCTCCAATAATTTATATCGTTTATTTTTGGGTCGTAGTCTATATCTACGTGAAAATCGTCTCCGTGATTATTTTGTAACATTACGTGGGGATCCACACTCCTAAATTTACCTTAACCAACTCCGGTACGATCGCTAGGGAGTACTAACACCCTAATTTTTCTGCGAACGTCCGGAGTATATTTACTCTCTTGTGTCATATTTTTTTATAATTTGATTTATAAGTTTTGGATTTTTTTTAAGTTGTGACTCCCAAACTACTTCCAAATTATAACCATTTCTTATTATTAAGTCAACCTTGTTCCTGTCATTATCCCATAATTCTTGTGCTGTTTTTTGTTTTACTTGGTGAAAATAATCACTACTGTATTTTTCAGGATTACAATGCCAATAATCACCATTATATTCAATAACTAAATTTAATTTTGGTATGTATATGTCACATATTTTTGTATCAATTTTTAATGAATGTTTTACATCATAACCTATTTTTTTAATTTCTATTATTATTTCTTTTTCTTTTTTTGATCTTACGACTGATTTTATTTTACCCAGTCTTCTTGTTTTTTTCATAGTTTCAGAAAATATTTTTCTCACATGTTCCATTTTACCCCCTTCCCATTTTTTTCTAATCATATTTGCAATCCTTTCCCTGTTCTCTTTTTTTGACATATAATTATTTTCACCCACACCCTTACCTTTTCTACTTTTAGAAATTTGTTTTTTAGTCTTACTTGAATGTTTTTTACCATAAAATGGATTACCTTCACCAATTTGTAATTCTAATGAGCATTTTTTACAAGGGTTGTTTTTGTTTAACTTATTGAAGTGGTTCCTACATGCAATTACTTTATCTTTTGATTTTGTTAAAATTATTTGATTACAATTTGGGCATAACCTTTCCACCGTGTAGAATTTACCGTCTTGGTTAATAACCAAACTATCACACCTATCTCGTTTTCTTGTTACATTATGTTTTTTAAGTATTTTCAAAATAACCGGTTTAGAAACACCAAACTCTGACGACAAAACTAAAGAACTCTTACCATTAAGGTATTCTTTTAAAACTTTTTTTTCGTTTAAAATTATTTTACTACCCATATTATCATAAATAGTCCTGTTCTATCAAAAGGAAATATTACTATAAAAAAAATCCACCCTTGTGAGGTGGATTTAACAGACGATACGAAACTTATTTTTCTAAATTTTTTATCTTCGTTACTTTACCTACAAAAAGAGTGTTACCAACTTTAAATTGTATTGTTTCATTTGTGTTAATGGTTGACTCAACTAACATACCAGCATCTTTTAATTCTTCTCTAACCACATCTCTAACTGTGTCTCTCACAACATCTCTAATCATATTTCTCATCTCAGATAAATTAGTGTTTGACGTTTGTTCGTTAATTTTATTTGTTTCTTGTTTTTTTGGGATTTGTTTTTGTTCAGTAAACCCCTCTTTTTTCATTAATCTTTGTGCTCCTTCAATGACTTCGTTTGATAAAGTTGCTCCTGCGGTGCTGTTTGGTTGAACAATTGGTTGTTCAATCATTAGTCTTTTTATTTCATCGGGTAATTTTGAGTTCATAATTCTATCTTGTTCTAAAGGTCTTGTTGGGTCGTGATAAGTTGTCTGTGCGTTTTCAGCCAATAATTCTTCTGGTAAATTATATGTGCCATTTACCGGTTCAAAATTTTGAACAGATGGGTTTACGTTTATTACATCACCTCTTTTAATTTGTTCGGTTTTTTCCATTATTTTTCTTGATACTGCAAGTCTTTGCATTAAATCCATTTCATTTGCCATAATTAAGTTATATTTTCTTCATTGTCGAATTTTGCGTTTATAAAGACCCTTTCCATACTTTTATCACCATTAGGGTTATACTTAGGTCTCATAGTATAAAAATTATCCATAGTTGGTCTATATGTAAAGATTTTATCTAATCTAAAAAGTCTCCATCCAGGTAAAATGTTACCTTCATTTTGTGCGCTCCAAGAAGAACCCTCAACTTCCCATGCTCTTAAAACAAAATTACCCCTTTTACTTACACCTAAACATACCGGTTCTATTGTTCGATACCCTTTACCACCATTGTCTTCACCATCATAATATATAATCATGACTTTTTTATTGCGTATGGAATTTCTAACATCATCTATTGATGCTGCTTCGTTGATGACATGTTTTAAAGTTTTAATTAGTTTCATCTAACTTGATAATATGGGTTGTTAGGTGAAAATTTGTTTATTTTTATATCATCAATTCTTTCAGCCCTATCTACACTTGATCCGGCCCTTTGGTTATAAATATCTAAATCTCCTCCTGTACCTTTACCATTTACGTCACCATCAGCGATTGCGTCAGGATGTACTGCCGAATATTGATCGGTTGGTTTAAAATCATTTCTTGGGAATAATCTTTTTCTTTGTTCTTCCGCTATTCTTGACATTTCATTTTCGGGTTGTGAAAGATCAATTTTATCACTTTGTACTGCCATTTTAAATTACTTTTATTAAACTGTTTATTCTTATTATTTCATTCTCCAATTTTAAATCATCTGCGGTTGTTGTGTGCTTATCATTTAAATTAAAACTATTTTTCTCATGTGAAGATAAATACTGATTTTGCATTCCACCATCTGATTTTATTTTTTTTGAATTGTTAACACTACCTCTCATTTGTTGTAGTGCGTGATTTACCCAATTTTGCATTCTATCACCGCCATTTAAAACAAAAGGCGCGTCTTCTTTTTTTCCGCTATAATTATCAAACCAATTTTTAACCCTTTTTAAATCTTGATATGTTATTTGTTTAGACTGTCTAAGGTTTTGGTTTCTTTTAAATCCTTCAGTATTATTATCGCCTTGAACTGAATTAAAACAATCATCAAGATGTTTTAATAAAGTTTTAGGTAATATTATAATATTTCCGTATAATTTTTTATTCATCTTTTAACAATCTTATAAGTTCCATTTTTGAAACACCTAATTTGTCTGCCATATTTTTTAATGCATTTATGTTTCTTAATAAAATTGGATTAGTTTTTTTATCCTTAGTTGATATTTCATTATTTGATGAATTTTTTTTAAATAAAGTGTCTTCCGTTATTTCATCATCAAGCTCTTTTAATATCAACCTGTCTATAAAATTTTTTTTCTTTTTTATATTTTTTGGTACCCTTTTGTGTAGATTAGGTTTTTTTCCTTGTTGTACTGCCCTATCAACCGCATCTTCTTTGTCTAAACCTAATTTTTTTTCATAATGTTTAACCGTATCTTTAAAATCCATAAACATAGTATCTTCAAAACCAAACGCTCCTTCCATATCTTCTTCTGCAAGTTTACCCTCACCATAGTAACCATACCAACCTCTAAGTAATGGGTCTCTTGGGTTTCTACTCATAGGAACTATTTTATCGGTAAATACGGAACCATCAATAGATGATTGTGGGTCTAATATTGGTATGTCAGACGTTAGCCATGTACCATCATCACCGACTAACTCAGTGACTTCAGTTTCTTTTCCCTCTACTTCTTTTTTTGTTTTTTCCTTAAAGGTTTTCATATCTTTACAAGGCATGTATTTTCTATCACCATCTTCATTATGATAATGGGATCCGACACACCCTAAAGATTTTGAAACTCTCTCCGCTCTCTCCTTTGTTGAATATTTATATGTTTTCATCTAGGCTTTTACCTATAAATACCGCGATTAAACTATTTATCATAAAAAAGAATGCCAAGTCAAAACATTAATTCTTATTATTACCCAAAATACACCACAAAACTGAATTATAGGGAGTATTTTGATTTAACATTAGCATCAGATGAAGGAAGTTATGATGAAGAAGTTGTGTTTTCCACAGACATTATCGGTTTGAATGATGGAAACCGATTACCAATTTATATTGATTTAAATAATACAGGCACAACCATACAACCAACGTTAAATTATGGTGACTACATTTCTGGAAACACATTTGTTTCAAAAAACTTTTATAACCCAAAAAATTTAGACTACAGTTGTTATACCGCATATACAGGAATTTGTGATGTTGGTCTTGTTGCTACCGATAATGGGTTGTTTACAAAAATGTCAGGAGAAACTTTATATTATATTAAAGGTGTTGATGATACCTACAAGTTTCACCCACATTACAGGGATAGTAGGTTTAAAATGCACCCTGTAAGAAGTATTGTTGAATTACCAAACGTAAAATTTTCAGGAAGACCAAAAGATACCGTATATAATATTGTATCAAAAAGCGCAAGTACCGTTGGTTACTATCAAGAATTATATGGTGGGTTTTATCAAGGGTTTTATAAATTAAACGGGTATGATTATGAGGTATTTCCCGAAAGGGTAAATAAAGGTTGGTCTGTCGAAATGATGTTAAAACCAAGAACATTTGAAGAGTATTCTTTAAACCCTATCACAGAACAATATTTAAATGATATATACCCATCAAACGCAGGTACCTTCTTTTATTTTGGTACAAGAGCGGAGAATAAGTATTATCATAACGCTAGTGGATCCCCTCAATCGGATTCGGGGTACACTAGAGTAACGGAAGAGTTAACATGCATCGAGTCGTGTGCGTGTTCAGATACCGGAGTAACAAACGCTAACTGTATTCACGTTTACCCTAACAGTCAATTTACTACAACACACAATATAGGATGTAATTGTGGTTGTGTGGGTACAGAAATTGTACCACTACCAGAAACCGATCCAAAATATGATGTCTTGTCAAGTGCAATATCTTTAAGGTTTGATGGTTGTCCCGAAAACCCGAGTATTGCTGTAAAATATTTAAAAATTACAGGAGATTGTGTAACCACAGGAAGTTGCGAAACAACAGGAGTGACTTTCCAAACAGGGTACACAATGACCGAAGTAATATCACAACCAATATATGATTTATGTGGATTTAATTGTGAAGACACTACAGAAGAAAGGTGGGTTATGATTAGTGCGGTATTTGAAAGGTATCGATATTTAGAAGATTGTGACTTAGGAAATTTAGGGGGACTTAATGATTTAAGGGTCGTTACAACTCAATCATCGATAGATGGTCAGTCATATAAGTTAATTAGTCCACCTGAAACACATTCGGGATCAACCGCAGAACCAAAAGTATATAAGATTGGGTTTAATAAAAAATGGTTTGATGAATTAGATTATAGGTTAGGAACATTAAAACTCTACGTAAACGGATATTTGTTTTTAGTAATTGAAGATTTTGAAGAAATAATTCCAAGAGAATTAAATACAGAAAAAGAAAAACAAGTTGGCGTTCCTTTTAATATTTCGTTCGGTGGGGGTACTCAAGGATTACATGACCACTTAATTTTTTCGGGATGCTCAAATCCATATGGACCTTACACGCAAGATCCCGAATTGTTCCCAAATAACATTTTATCTGCAACAACTTTATCAGGACTATCAACAAACATTTTATTAGAACAAAATTTTGGAGGTACTTTTATGGGTGGAATATCTCAATTTAGGATGTACGTTGAACCTTTAAGTTCTCCACAAATACAGCATAACTTTAGAACACTAAAAGATAAATTTAATTTACTTAATTTTTGGTGCCCTAATTGTCTTTGTACCAACGAGTATATTGATGGAGATTACATTGAGTGTGGGTATTTTGAATAAACAATATATTTATTAAATAAAAAAATGAGTTTAGTTACAAGACAATATGGGCCAGACGCTAAGGGGTCAAAATTAACCAATTTAGATATGGATAATAATTTATATTATCTACAATCTTTAGGTGTGTCTGGAATGACTTTTTCCGCAAATACTCTTACACTCACAAACCCTACCGGTGGTATAATTGCAAATGCTTTGATTGATATTAATGCTGACAGTAGGTGGTATATACCTTCAGGAAGTACTGTTGAAATTGGTTCATATTCACAAAGTTTTGTGTATGGTGATTTATATGTTTTAGGTGAATTGATATTAAATGACAATTCTCAATTAATAATATTAAATGGTAATTTAATTTTAAGTGGTGGAACTATCACTGTTAGTGGTTCAGGACAAACCGTTTTGGTTGATTTGCCAACATTTGGCGATTTAATTACTTCAGGGACATACTCTGGAGGGACATTAACATTATCTACAAGTAACGGCACTGATGTAACAGTCAATGGTTTTTTTACCGGAAGTACTGACGTTTTTACAACAGGTGCATCTTACAATAATGGTATTATTTATTTTGATACTAACGTATCACCTTCAGCATATACTGTTAATATTAGTTCATTAACTGGAGGCTCAAATACGTTTTTAACAGGAGTTACCTATGATAATTTAACAAATACAATAACTTTAACAGATAACACAAATACCACTTTTAATGCGTATATTGATTCGGTTAGTGGTTTAACTGTAAATGGTAGTTTAAGCGCAACAACACTTTACGGTGATGGTTCTAATTTAACAGGAATCCCAACACAAGATACCTTTGTAACTGGCGGAACATATAGTAATGGGTCTGCGATTTTTACCAATAATACAGGGGGGACGTTTAATGTTTCAGGGTTTTATACTGGATTAACGGACAACAATCAATTCACTACCGGATTTACTTACTCAAGTAATACATTTACAATATTAGATAATTCCGGTAATACATTTAACGCAACAATAAATACGGTAACGGGTTTGACGGTAAATGGAGGTTTAAGTGCAACAACAATATCTGCGACAACTTATCAGAACTTACCATTAAGTGGTTATGGCACAGGACTAACATTTAATACTGCTAATTATAATTTAACTATTGATGGGGGTAATGGTGTTTTAGATACTGTGAGTTTATCAGTCTTGGCTTCAGATTTAACGGTTACGGGAGGAACCTATAACCCAAATACAGGTATTGCTGTTTTTACTAATAATACGGGGGGTACTTTTAATGTGACAGGATTTTTAACAGGGCTTACAGACACATATGTGAGTGGATCAACATATAGTAATAACACATTTACGTTTACAAATACAAGCGGGGGTAGTTTTAATGTTAATTTTAACACCGTAACAGGATTAACATCCACAGGTACAATCTCATCAAACACAATATCAGCAACAACATATCAAAATTTACCTACAGATGTTAGAGTAACTGGCGGTACATATTCTGCAGGAACCACAACATTTACAAATAATACGGGTGGTACGTTTTCTATTACAGGATTCAGTACTGGTTATACTTATAGTCAAACAAATAATTATACGTCAGGAATTCCTGTTTCAATAACACACAATTTTGGTACAACTGAAGTATTAGTACAAATTATAGATACAAATACTAATCAACAAATTTTTGGAAATATTAGTAACTATCAGTTAAATTCATTTGATGTTACATTAAATAGTTCTTTAAATGGTATTAAAGTTGTTGTTGCTGGAGGTTCTTTGACATCCACCACACCAAGAGGTTCGATAACATTACTCTTCGGTCATGATAGCGTCAGTCCTTCAGATAGTGTCTCATATTTTATTGGGGGTCAATTTAATTTAGCCCCTCTTACCTCTACAAATGACGGTAGAAGGTTAATAACACAAAAAACAGGTAATATCACACAAGTCTCTATATCAAGAACAATTGGAGGTACTTTAGGGTCTTCTGAATTAAATACTCTTTCAATAAATAACGTAACTCAAGCAACCACAAGAATCATAACAAGCGCCGCGACTTTTGATTCGTCAAGCTCATTAATTAACTATACATTAACATCACCATTACCTGTTGTTGCTGGTGATAAATTAGAAATTGAGTGGGATACTCCTTCATATGCAACAAACCCAACAACAGTAAGACAACAAATAAACGTATTAATAGATTTTTAAATGGGTTACTTAGGTACATATGAAATAGTAAATTATAGTATTAATCATCCTGTAGAAGGAACTATCAATAAACAAAAAATTATTTATTATAATAATCAAAATGAAATTGAACTTGAAGAGTATTATTTTGGTTTTATAAGAGAGGGATATACGATTAAAAATTAATTATTATGACAAATTTTTACGATTCTTTAGGAATAAACGGTGGACTAAATATAAGTGCGAACACAACAACAGACGCCATATATATTAGTCAATTAGGTACGGGAAATGCGGTATTAATTGAGGATAGTTCAAACCCCGACTCGACCCCATTTATTATAAATTCAGGGGGTAGTGTTAATATTGGTAGGATTGAATATTTGACAACTTCAGGTGGCACTCAGGCAAAACTACAAGTTAATAATAGTACATCACAAATACCTTCATCAGGGTTACCGTTCACTACTAATTTTATAGTACAAGGATTTAATAATAATAATGTAGGACTTTTTACTACCGATACTAACACCTCACAAATTTATTTTGGAACACCCTCAAGTGTTTATGGAGCAAAAATGTCTTGGTATTACACTGGAGGTACTTTTGATATATCAACAGAAACAACAGGAGGTACTTTGACTTTTGGAACCGACGTTGGGTTTGAAAGAATGAGAATTCAAAGTGACGGTAAGATTGGTATTGGTACAACCGCAGCAACGGCAAATTTAGAAGTTGCCGGCTCAATCTCAGCAACAACAATTAGTGGAGTTACGTTTTATGGTGATGGTTCTAATTTAACCGGTATTAGTGGAGGGGGTGGGTCTTTTTCAGGAGGAACAGTAACTAACCCAACTAATTTCACAGGTGGTTTATCGGCAAACACATTTAGTGCAACAACATATCAAAACTTACCTACAGTTATACAAGTTTCTTGTTCTGATGAAATAACCGCATTAATTACTGGAACAACAACAACTTTTAGAATGCCATATAACATGTTAATTACTGAAGTTAGAGGCTCATTAACAACCGCACAAACAAGTGGTAATACATTTACGGTTGATATTTTAAGAACTGGAACAACAATATTATCAACATTAATAACCATAAATAGTAATCAAAAAACATCAAAGGCAATAGGAACAACACAACCTGTAATATCAACACCAAATTTGGTTGATGATGACGAAATGAGTGTAAAAATAACACAAATTGGTAGCGGAACCGCAAGAGGTTTAAAAGTCGCAATAATAGGGAATAGAACAAGTTAAGACATGAGTTTTATAGTTAATCCAAACACATTTAATTATTCAATAACACAATCAGGTTTAGTTTTTAACTTAGACGCAAAAAACATTAATTCATTTCCCGGTACAGGAACTACTTGGTTTGATTTATCAAAAAATTCGGAAATCAATAATGCCACTTCTACTCAAACAACAGGTGGTGGAAATGCGAGCGGACCACCAATTTATAATAAAGGAGTTCTTGATTTTAATAAAACCACAAGTAGACAAATGGTTGTTTCAAACAATCCCTCAACAAGACTTACAACCGCAACCGTTGGTGTTTGGGTAAAGGTTAATTCGTCGTCAAGTGGGTTTGCCGGTATAGTTACTAAACGAGACGCTTGGGGAATTTTTACAAATAATAATGAATTGGTTTTTTATAGTTGGGGTGGCTCAGGATCACTTACATCTACAGGTGTTGATTTATTAGATAATCAATGGAGATATTTAACTTTAGCTTTTAGTGGTGCCACTGGTTCACCATCAAATAATGCCACTATGTATATAAATGGTGTTCCACACACAACCGGAACTATTTTGGTTTTAGATAATACCGTTTGGTGGACGGCAATTGCTTGGGGATCTTGTTGTTTTGGATCTGAACAGTTTTTAAATGGGTCAATAGGTGAAGTACATATGTATAATAGAAGATTAACTGATGATGAAATATTATATAATTTTAATGCCGTTAAATGGTGGTACGGACTATAAAAATTAATTAATTTAATTTTATTAATAAAATAAATAAAAAAGTAAAGATATTTATAAATTAAAAAGACATGGGAAGAATAATACAACAAAATAATGGTAAGACCACAATCTACGTTACGGGCGAAGATTTCAATAATTTAAGTGGGACGACTGACACTTATTACGTTGGTGTTGACCTAAATAGTGGTTTGTTTGAAAAGAAAAATCCAGATGGGTCATTTGAAGATTTTAGTGGCGGATCTTTTACGGGAGGTACCGTTACTGGATCAACTACATTTACCAACGGTTTAACTGCAAATACAATATCTGCAACAACATATCAAAATTTACCGTGTAATGTAGAATATATTACTTATTCTGAATTAGCAGGTAAAATAACAGGAGCAACACTATGTGAAGGAAAATATTACTTGATGACTGATTATCAAACGTGTTATGATCAACCAAACTTTGATTCTAATGGTTCGGCAATAACAACGGGTAACTATAAAACAGGAACAACAGAACCAATATTATTGCTAGCAATATCAACAACAGGATTTTCACCTACAGTATACTCGACATTATACCCACAAGATAAAATATCTTATGATATAACTTGGGATACAACAGAAGTGACAAGTGGTCCTGCCAAAGGTAGAATTACAGAAAGAATTGATGATAAAAATAATAGAGCCGATTATGATTTTAGAGCAGTTCAATTTATTAGATATGTTGGTTATTTTTCAGAACAATACTATGAAGGTAAAATTAATTTAGATGGTACAACCGGATTAGTTGATGGAACTGGAACAACATTTACAAATGATTTTACTGTTGGTGATATTTTTGGAGTTTATAGTCCTGGTTTCGGATTAGGTAGTTTCCAATATTATGAAATTTCATCGATAGTTAGTAATGTTGAAATGTATGTTACAGGTAGAACTTTAACGAATGCGACCAACTCCTATTATTCTTCGGGACAGAGATTACCTGATTATATGAATCCACACCAATGTAATATAACTGGTACAACTAATGATGAATTTGCGGAGTATTATACATTTAATGATGATGATAATTTTAACACATACTTGGGTGATTATGTTAATTACAATACTTTTATATTGTCCAATAATGTTTTTCTCGACGGTTCATACAGAAATAACACATTCGGTGGGAATGTTGTGGGTAATACATTCAATGAAGATATGATCTCAAATATAGTTGGGCCATATTTTCAATATAATATTATAACAAATGATTTTGACAGAAATATTGTAGGTTCAAATTTCGAATATAACATTATTGATTGTGATATGGATTCAAATCAGATTGGTAATTATTTCGAATTTAATATGCTCGGAGATTACAATGGACAAGATTTTGATTATAACCGAATAGGTTCAAACTTCAATAGTAATTTTTTAACGCTTAATTATGATTTTCAAAATAATAATATTGGAGATAGTTTTTATAGTAACATCATAGATAGTGACTTCCGAAACAATACTATTGTTGGTAACTTTAATCTAAACCTATTAATTAATAACTACTTCAATGACAATATTGTAGGTAGTGATTTTCAATATAATACCATACCAACCTCTTTTTACTCAAATAATATAGGAGAGAATTTTGATAGTAATACAATAACCCAAAATTTTTATAACAATGAAATTGGTCCCGGATTTAATAATAATTCAATAAGTGGGGAAACATATAACAATAGAATCGGTGAACGATTTGAAGAGAATACAATATATGGTGATTTTAATGATAACCAAATTTTCAACGAATTTAAAGGTAATATAACGTATGATAGTTTTTACCATAATAGAACAGATTGGGGGTTTGGAGGAAATCAAATTAGTGGGTATTGTGGTGATAATACCTTCGGACCCATGATTGATAGTAATGACTTTTTGGGTGATGTTTACCAAAATACATTTAAAGGTGGTGTTTTGGGCAACACTATTGGTAATAATTTCGCTAATAACAATATCGGTTTTATTTTTATTAATAATATAATAGGTGAAGGTTTTGGAAACGGATATGGCGAACCACAAGGTAATACCATAGGTAATAATTTTGTTGATAATACAATAGGTGAGTATTTCTATAACAATACAATTCCTGATAATTTTGAGAACAACACTATAGGAGATTATTTTCAGTGGAACATTGTTAACACAGTTATAAATAACACTGATTTTACAACAAATTATGGAAACATAACAGGGGTTACATATGTTGCTAATGGGACAACCGGAACTGATGCCGTTTATACTGATTTATCTGGCACTACAAATGGAATTGGTACAGGAGCAACATTTGACGTTGAGGTTTCAGGCGGAACAGTAATTGGTGTTACAGGAGCAACGGAAGGTAGATTGTATCAAACCGGTAATACAATAACGATATTAGGGACTCAAATAAGTGGAGCGACTCCGGCTGATGATGTTGTTATTACTGTTACAGGTATTAGTGTTAATCCATCTGTTTATGAAACTTACACTTGTCAGATTTTTGAAAGACAAGGAGGAAACAAACGATTATCATATTACGATTCGAGTGATACACTAACAATAAAAAATATTAATGAATAAAATAATATGAGAATATGTATATTATGTGAAGAATCAAAAGTTTCACAAGCAAGAGAAAAAATGAAAAATGATAATATCTTAAAAATAGATTTATCACCAACAGGAGAATTACCAGCAACTCACAAATTATGTGTTATGGCGGTTCCCGAAGAAAGGGCCAAACAGATGATTGATTCTGCGGAATTAACAATAATTGAGGCAATGAACCCAAGAGAATTTTTGGTAAAACATAACCTAAAGAAAATTGGAAAATACGGAATTAAACCCTTTTAAGTTAAAAAAAAAATTCATCACAAACGATGAGTCAAATCAGATAGTTAATTGGATTGAATCTATTAACCACATTGGGAATGATTCAAACCACCATCTTACCGAACTATCCAAAGACTTAAATGGTAAGTCTTATATTTTTGATATATCAAACACACCATTAACTAATTACATATCAAAATTTCAATCAATATCAGATGTGTCTAAAGACCCGTTACCTAATTTTATACATAATATAATAGATAAAATATCTAAAGAATTTAATTTTCCAAAAGAAAACGTTTTTTTACAGGCGGTTGATATGAATAAAGGTGGAAAAATAAATCCACACTATGACGCATCAATTGATGGTTATGTTAACTATAAGTGTAATATAAGTGTTTTATCGGAAGACTATGATTTATTTTTAGATAAAGACACAATAAAGATACAAGAAACTGATTTATATTCTTTTGAAGCTTCATTATATAAACATTGGACAAATGAATTTAATTCAAGGAGAGTTTTTTTAAGTTTTGGGTTTATTTTACCATATGATGTTTTAGGTAGAAATGAAAGTGATCCAAGAGTTAGATTAAGTCAACGAATATCAAAATATTTTCAAAAATAAAATACTTATTAAATAAAGAAGATGTCAACAAAATACATAGTAAATAACGTAACGGGACAAACAATAACGGGAGACCTAACAATCAATGGAAATGTAACTATAACAGGTACAACAAATACGAGACCCTATAAAGTATATACCGCTTTATTAACACAGAGTGGTGGTGATGGTAATGCGTTTATTGGTCCAGGTGAACTAACAATAGGTGTTACATATATGATAAATGACTCTTTTTTAGGTCAAGACTTTACAAATGTTGGAGCACCAAATAATGACGTAGGAACTTGGTTTGTCGCAACAGGCACAATCCCAAATAGTTGGGGTGTAGACCCAGAAAATAACCTTATATACTATCCAGGCGCTCCAGTAGTAACAGTATTAGAGAATACTATTGGGAATATTTGGTTTACTTATGCAGATATTGGTAATTATACAGTTAATTCTGATGGGTTATTTACATTAAATAAATCAATAGGTATATGTATGCCTAATCAGTATGTAGAAAGTGCTTCAGATTTATATAATTATCAAATATTTAACTCAGGAGTAAATGATTTTCAATTAAATTCTAGTTATAATTATGATGTTTCAGATAGTATATTTGGTATCTATAGTGAAAATTCAATAGAAATAAGAGTATATAACTAATGGAATTTTTTATAAAACAAAATAGTAACCTACCCATTTTAAAAATGGATGTAATTAGAGACGGAAGAACCGACTCATGGAAAGAATTTTATTCTGTTTTAGATAACGCGAATATCCGTTTTTCTATGAAAAGTGAAGACAACGGAATTCAAAAAATATTTATGCAACCGGCTTATTTAACAGAAAAAAATAGAACAAATCCTGATTCAGATAGAGAATATTATATCTATTACAAATGGTCTGCAAGAGACACAAATAAAAAAGGAAGATTCATCGGAGAATTTTCAATTATATTAGAAAACGGAGAGTTGATCGCACCAATAGTTTCAAATTTATATATCAACATTATTTGACATTTCACCATTTAACCATTATTTATTAAGAAAGGGAAATCACAATATTTTTTGTGAGTATAATAACCCAAATTTAAAAAATACAAATATGGTTCCACAAGAAGAAATTGAACGCTTTTTACATGGCGAAGACGAAGAAAAATATATCGTAGCTTTAGAATACGATTACAAATCAGATAAAATATTTAAAGTAATACAAGACCCAATCAAAGGTAAACTTTTGAGAATGGATACATTTATTCCGTTTGCGTGGGTTGGCGACCTTAGAAGTAAAAACTTTTACAAAGGTAATAAAGACTTTCAAAAAAAGGCGATGTCTGAAAACGGGATCATCATAGAAAAATTAGAAGATCACGGTGATGAAAGATTAAAAAACGGATTAACGTTCTTGGTTAAAACAACAAAATCATATTCAAATCTTGTAAACTTTTTTAAAGGTGGTGGGTTAGATCCGTGGGGTAGAGATAATTCTGATTCTATTACAATACTATCTCCCGTAGAACAATACTTAATCCAAAAAAGTAAAAGGTTATTCAAAGGGTTTGATGAATACGACGAAATCCACAGGTTTGTATTTGATATCGAGACCACAGGTTTAGATCCCAAGACAAGTAAAATGTTCTTGATTGGAATGAAAGACAACCGTGGATTTCTAAAATTATTATCGGCACAAAACGAAGATGAAGAACGACAAATGATTATTGAGTTCTTTAAAACTATAGACGAATTAAAACCTTCTCTTATTGGTGGGTATAACTCAGCGTTCTTTGACTTTCCGTTTATTTTAAAACGTGCGGAGATTTTAAAATTAAACATTAAAAAAATATCCAAAACTTTAAACCCCGACTACTCATTAAAACAAAAAGACGGAATTTTAAAGTTGGCAAATGAGATGGAGCCATATGTACAAACACAAATGTGGGGTTATAACATTGTGGACATTGCACATGCGGTTCGTAGAGCACAAGCAATCAACTCTGACATTAAAAGTTGGTCTTTGAAGTATATTACCAAATTTATTGAGGCGGAAAAAGAAAATCGTGTTTATGTTGAGGGAGATAAAATCGGAAAGATTTATTTTGACAATGAGGACTATTGGATGAATAAAGAAAATGGTAACTATAAAAAGATAGGGATCAACGAAAAAATAGATGAAGTTTGTTCAAGAAGAACTGACGTATATGTGAAAACTAATGGTTCAAAAATTATTGAGGACTACCTTGATGATGACCTTTATGAGACTATGGTTGTTGACGAACAGTTCAACCAAGCAAACTTTTTACTTTCTAAATTGGTACCAACCACCTATGAACGACTCTCAACGATGGGTACCGCAACATTATGGAAAATGATTATGTGTGCATGGTCTTATAAAAACAATTTAGCATTACCTAAGAAAAAAGAAAAAAGAAAGTTTACAGGAGGACTTTCTCGTTTAGTACAGGTTGGGTATTCAAGAAAGGTATTAAAACTTGACTACTCATCTCTTTATCCTTCTATTCAATTAGTTCACGACGTATTCCCATCTTGTGATGTAACAGGAGCGATGAAAAGTATGTTAAAGTACTTTAGAGATACTCGTATAAAATATAAAAATTTAGCAAGTGAATTTAAAAAAACGGATCCGAAACTTTCAGTCTCATATGACAGAAAACAATTACCAATCAAAATCTTTATCAACGCATTCTTTGGATCTCTCTCAGCGCCTCATGTATTTCCATGGGGAGACATTGACATGGGAGAACAGATTACGTGCACAGGAAGACAGTATTTACGACAGATGATTATGTATTTCATGAGTAGAGGGTATGTTCCTTTGGTTATGGATACGGACGGTGTCAACTTTGAGACTCCTGTAGATAGAGAAAACTATACCTACATAGGTAAAGGACTTAACGGGTTAGTTAAGGAGGGTGAAATCTACGTAGGTGCTGAAGCCGATGTTGCAGAATATAATGATCTATTTATGAGAAACGAAATGGGTCTTGATATTGATGGTGTATGGCCCGCAACCATTAACGTGGCTCGTAAAAACTACGCACTTCTAACAGATAAAGGTAAAGTTAAACTTACGGGTAACTCAATTAAATCTAAAAAACTTCAAACATATGTTGCTGAATTTTTAGATAAAGGTTTAAGAATGTTACTTGATGGTAAAGGTGGTGAGTTTTTAGATTTTTATTATGAGTATGTAAGTAAAATTTACAATAAAGAAATACCTTTAGCAAAAATGGCAAACAAGGCTCGTGTTAAACAATCAATTGACGACTATAAAGTTCACATAACAAAAACGACAAAGGCTGGAAGTTTAATGTCTCGTCAAGCACATATGGAACTTTTAATGAATGCTGGTAAAAATCCAGGTTTAGGCGACACTATCTATTACGTTAATAACGGTGAAAAAAAATCACACGGAGACGTTCAAAAGAAAACTACTAAAATGACTAAAAAACAAATAGAAGAATATACAAAAATTCACGGAGCAGTTCCTCCTGAAATGTTATCAAAAACTGAAGTTATTTTAAATTGTTATTTGATTGATGAAAAGGAGATTGAGAATAACCCTGATTTATTAGGTGATTATAACGTGTTAAGATCATTGGCAGCATTTAATAAAAGAATTGAACCATTACTTGTGGTGTATAGTCCCGACATTAGAAAAGATATTTTAATTGAAGACCCTAAAGACCAACCAATTTTTACCAAGTCACAAACAGAGTTAGGTAGAGGATACCCAATGAAAGAGAAGGACCAAGATAATTTAGATGAGGTCTTAACTTTATCTGATATGGAGATTGTATTTTGGCAAACTGTAGGTATCGATCCGTACTATATGTATATTGACAATACTTTGGACCTTGTTGATAAAAGTAGAGTCGATAACAATAGAAAATTAATGTTAGAAAATAAAGTTAAAAAATCGGTTGATACTGATGACCTTTATGAATTTGATGAGGATGGGGATTTAATGTCCTTAGTTTTTGACTAAGGGTTCTTTAGTCCGTCTGAAGATAGTATGTACCAAAAAGATCCTATTTTTTTAAATTCGACGCACGAACCTTTAATTAATTCTAACAATTACGTCAGTTAATGATTTTATAACAACATGATCGGTAGTATCACCATTTAAAAATATTTCACAACTTTCAATTCCTTTAACAACGATAACATATTCACCATTTGTTTCATAATAAGAATTTGTGACAATCGCCGATTCAGATGTCTCAATGACATTACCATTTATAATCCTTTTTGATGGGATTGATCTAAAAATAGCCATAATATTAAATTACGTTTATTGGGTAATTAAATGGTCTATATTTTAGGGCCTTATTCATATTTTCAGCCATTGCGCCTTTTATCTCCCACTGTTTTTCAGGTCTTAATCTTTCAAGTCGAGTTTTTAGTTCTTCCCAAAGTATTGATTTTTCGTCTTTCGCTTCTGATTGTAACGTAGAGTACTCTAAAGTCAATTCACTATCAGGTGTTTTTAAATTACCACTAAATTTACCTCTAACCCTTGCTAAAGTTTCTTTACAATATGCTGTAAACCATCTTCTTACCCATGTTTGTGCGGGAGAATTTAATTCGTCCCACCTCGTTTCATCTATAGGTATATCGGAAGGTAATCTAACCACATCAGGATTTTTTGCCAAACAATCATCCCTATCAAATGTATCATAATACCAATACCAAACTCTATAATCGTTTCTTCTCATATTACCAAAATCAAATTTACCACCAGGAACATTATATAAATGTATTGCCTTTTTTCCTTCGGGTAACGCGGTTATTCTATAAGTTAAATCACCTGTAATAATTCTTCTTTTTAATTGTATGTCAGCCATTCTCAAAAGAATATCAAATGCTGGTGTTATAAAATAGTTTCCTGTGGTACCCATTTGTGAAAATCCAGCACCACCACCAAGACCAATACCTCCGAATCCACCAAATCCACCCATAAATGGATCAAAATATGCAGCATCCAATTCAGAACGAGCAAACCAAAGTAATTCATTAACCTCTCTACCTGCCGGTATCTCATAAATTTGTTGATGCGGAACTAAGTCTATATAATCTTTTTGAAGTACGTAATCGCCCCCAGCCTGTAAACCAACAATTTTTGAGTATGCGTAAGTGTATTGTGTTTCCCAATCTAAACTTCTAGTTGTAAATGCTTTAGTTAAAGATTGTTCATCAAGGTTTAACCCGTACAATGCCGACCATTGGGTCTCAATTAACCAATCATTAACGTGTTGAGAATAATCTTGAATGGATAACTCTAAAAGAGAGTCCATCATTTCATCTTCTAACTCAACACCTCTTAAAGGTGCACCTAAAAGATTTCTAATTCTTTTATAAAGTTTACTTCTATGTGGTTCTGAAATAATTGATGTTGACATAAGAATATTTTATATATAAATATCTTATTATTCTGCTTTATTTCTTTCTAATTGGGTTGTGTATAAATCAGTAACAAAATCCCAATTCACTACTTTCCAAAAATTATGAATATAACGGTCTCTTTCGTTTTTATATTTTAAATAATATGCGTGTTCCCATAAGTCTAAACCTAATAAAGGATAAGATTTATTTTTTCCACTCATCATTAGTGGGTTATCTTGATTTGGTGTGGTTACAATTTTTAATCTATTTGTTTTTGTGAGTACCAACCAAACCCACCCAGATCCAAATCTTGATTTTGCCTCTTCTTCAAACTTTTCTTTAAATTTTTCATAAGAACCAAATGTTGATTCTATTTTATATAAAAGAGGATTTTCTAGCTTTGTTTTTTTTGGTGTTAACATTTTCCAAAAAAGTGCGTGATTAAATGCTCCCCCGCCGTTGTTCCTAACTTTAGTGTTAAATTTAGATATACCGCTAACAATCTCTTCCAAGTCCAAATCTTTTCCTTTTATTTTTTCTAATTCACCGTTTAACTTATTAACATAACCTTTATAGTGTTTGTTATAATGTGTTTTCATGGTCTCAGAGTCTATAAAATCTTCTAAATCATCGAACTCATAAGGTAACTTATCTATAGATATCTTTTTAATTTCAGAAATTATTTCTTTATTTTTAAATGACTCAGTTTGTAAAATTGACTCTAATTTTAAAATTTGTTCTGCAAATGTTTTATATATTCTTGGCATTTCTTTTTTATTATTTTTTTCAAATTTTTTAACCAATTCGCCAGACTTTGCGTTTGCCTCGTCTTCGTTTTTACCACCAATATCTTTTCCTTTACTTCTACCTAAGACGGTTCTTTGGTGTTCATGGGTCCATTCATGAGCAACTGTTCTCAATATGTCCCTATTCAATCGGTCCTTGATGTATATTTTTAATCGGTGATTATTTGTCCTACTACCCGTAGTCATTGTACCTGTTCTTTTATTCATGAACTGTACTTTTAAATCTTCTTCTAAAGGTAATTCTTTTTCTAAAAAATTAATAAAACTTGTGATTAATTTTTCTTGTTCTTTAGATATATCATATGGATAAATTATTTCAGTATTCATGTAATATAAATATCACCTCTTATGAGAAATTAAATTTAACATTTCTTCAATTGTCGATGCATCTTCCATCATGTCATCACCCATAACAGTTGATATGATTTTTTTCTTTCTATTTAGTATGTCATATATTACCCCTTCTATTGTGTTTTCAAATAATGGGTAATATACTGACGTTGAATTTTTTTGACCTATTCTATGTGATCTATCTTCTGCTTGTGCGTGTTCTGCAGGAACAAAAGATAAATCATTCATGATTACAGCTTCTGCGGAGGTTAAAGTAATACCGACACCTGCAGCCTTTAAATTACCAACAAATACTTTTATTTTATCATTTTCTTGAAAATCATCCACCGCTTTTTGTCGATGAGGTTTTGAACAAGACCCGTCTAAATAAACCGCCTGTTTTCCAAAATGTTCATAAATGGTTCGTAAGGTGTCTGTAAAATTTGTAAATATGATTACTTTTTTTCCTTGTTCAATAATGTTTTCTGCTAACTCAATTGTATTTTTAACTTTTTCTTCGGCAATCACTTTTCTTACTTTCATTAATTTACCAAACTGAATGGTTAAAGATGAAGACTCTTCTGAATTATTATCATACCAATTAAAGTATTCACCCATAAGTTCTTCATAATCTTTTGACTTCAATCTTAAATAAACGGGGGTAATAATTTTATCCGGCAAATCTAACACATCTTCTTTTAATCTTCTTAAAATGTGCGTTTGAGTTCTTTCTCTTAACTCGTCTAAGTTAGACGCTCCCGTTACATTCCACACTTTTCTTTTTCCAACACTAAATTGAAAACCGTTACAGTATCTTTTTGCATAGGCCATCCAATTTGCTGCAACAGGGCTTTCAACTAAACTTAAAAGATTGTAGTAGTTCATTGGTCTTGAGGTCATTGGGGTCCCTGTTAATAACCAAACACGATCTACTTTATCACAAATATCATTTACGATTTTTGTTCTTTGTGCTTGTGGATTTGAGATCATATGTGCCTCATCCATGATAACTAAATCAAAATTAGAATTTAAAATTATGGAGTCGTCTTTCTTTTTTGGGTCATGAAAGTTTTTTAATATATCGTAGTTGATAATAACAAAATCAGATTCAGTTGAAAATTTTTTACCTTCCGAAATATAAACAGACCTATCAGAATAATTTTCAATTTCACGTTGCCAATTTATCTTTAATGATGCTGGACAAACAATTAATATTTTTTTTGCTCCCGTCTCTAATGCCGAAATAATTGTTGATGTTGTTTTACCAAGACCCATGTCATCGGCTAAAATAAACTTTTTGTTTCTTACAAGTTTTTCAATGGCTTCTTTTTGGTGATCCATCGGAGCCCTGTGATCATATTTTGAATATTCAATAACAACATTCTTTACCTCATTATCTTTAATGAGTGCAGATTTTGGAATCCAAAAATCATGTATAGTTTCGCCACTAAATATCTTACCCCAAATGTGATATGATTTATCTTTTTCAACTAATAACTTTTCAACATAAATTTCTGATGGTTCTTTAGTGTACATTTTATCTTCCATCATTTTTTTCCCAAAATATGAATCAAGTTTGACCCATTTTTTTGCCACCTTTGGTGTTCGTCCGTGAAAGTTAATTATGTATTCTGCTTGAGATCTTGTTGGTGTAAATGATTTACTATTTTGTTTTTTGTGTTTTAAATTTAAAATATAGTTATTTGACCCAACATAATCATCTAACATTTGAAGGGCCCTTGTTTCAGGGGTTTTTAAAATTAATTCTTCCATTATATTATAAATAAAAATAGTAAATAATATAAAAAAATCAATCAAAGTATTTATTAATATGTCACAGAATAAAGTTCCAATTACAAGGTTAAATAAATTTTTCTCAGAGGAAGATTTTAATTTAGATATTTCTATGGGAATGGAATGGCAAATTGGGGATATGAATTTCACTGTTGTTTTATATCGAGTAGATAGACAAAAAACAAATAATGATGATGTTTATGGAGAAGCATTAACAAATGGGATACAATTTTTAGCACCTATCGAATTAAGAGGTTTAGTTAAAATAGATTCACCAGCAAATTCAGACTATGGTTCGTCTAAATTATCACAAGTAGAGCCAGGAAATATGACCTTTAGTGTTTATCAATCACATTTAGATCAATTTGCTGTAGAAATATCTTTAGGTGATTATTTAGCGTATTATGAAACAGAAGATAGAGTTAGGTACTACACAGTAGTAAATGATGGTAGAGTTAATTCAGATTTGAAGCACTCTTATGGTGGATATAAAAAATATTATAGAACAATAATCGCAGCACCAACAACACAAGAAATTTTTGACGGAGTTTAATTATGGCATTACCAAAAAAAATAAAAAAAACATTACCACTTGTACCTAAAAAAGTAGGTAAAGAAAGAAGACAAGAAATGTTAGACCAAGTGACTGACGGTGGTACATTTCTACCTAAAGGGGTTTTACATGCCGATTTAGATAGAGGAGTTTTAGATTTTGTAAAAGAAAAACTTAAATTAGTTATTGATGGCAAAGAAGTGCCAACAGTAGATAAAATCATAACAAATCAAAGTTGGGCTCAATTTACTGAAACGTGGGAGTTTCAAGATTTAGATAAAAACGTATCATTACCATTTATTATAACCGTAAGAGAACCAACTGTAAAATACGGTAAAATTTGGGGGGGTCAGGCAAACATTCCTGACAGATTAAAGTTTTATTATTATTCTGTACCAACTTGGGACGGGGATAGAAAAGGTGCTGATGTATATAAAATACCACAACCGGTTCCTGTTGATATAACATATTCGGTAAAGATTTTTTGTTCTAGAATGAGGGAGGTGAATGAATTTAATAAAATAATGATGCAGACCTTCACATCTAAACAGGGGTATACACAAATCAAAGGACATTTTATGCCATTAAAAATGGAAGATCCTTCTGATGAATCGGCAAAAGATATAGAAAAAAGAAAATATTATATTCAAACCTATAAACTAACACTTATGGGGTTTTTATTAGATGAAGAAGAATTTACAATTGCCCCTGCAATATCTAGACAAGTTTCTATGTTTGAAGTAGATACAAGATCTAGAGGTAGAAAAGTAAAGATAGAACCTCCAAGACCCGATAATTTTGATTTAGATTTTTTATTTGTTTCAGGAAATACAGAATTGGTTGAGGTAATGAGGTACGATGCCGATATCTTAGTTGATAGTGCCACAAATATTATTAACTGTTTTTCTGCAGAATACTCATCAATAACAAATAACAATTTAATCTATACTAATTGTTCAGGTACAACCATTACCCTACCAACAGTATCTGGAAATTCTGGTACTGTTTGCGTAAAATCATCAACACAACCATATTTTTCAAACACAAGTGGTGGTACAATTACTGCTACGGATTCTTGTGCTAACGGTTATTCTGTTTTTATTAATAATAATTTTTACGGGGATAACCTATCTATAATACAAGTTAATAATGGTGATGTTTTAAAAATTGTAGTATATAAAGAAGATGTCACAAAAGAGTCAATCATTAAAACAGTTGTTAAGTTATTATAAATCTTCACCGTAAATGTCTTTTTCTTTTTGACAATTTTTTAAAATTAAGTTTTCTAAAAACTTATATACTTTAAATCCTTTTTTTTCACAATACTCTTTTAGTAATTTATGTGATTCTTCCGATATTTTAATGTTTTTAATTTTTTTCATAATAAAGTAAATAATTAAGGCAGAAAAAAGGTAGAATTATTTCTGCCACATCTTAAATAATTACATTTTATAAGTGTTTTTTGCTGTAAATGATTGTATTTATATAAAAAAATAAATTTAAAAATACAGAAAAATAATGGCTTCAACTAACAAAGTATTTGTATCTCCAGGTGTTTATACATCTGAAAGAGATTTAACTTTTGTGGCTCAAAGTGTCGGTGTAACAACTTTAGGTATTGTAGGTGAAACACTACAAGGACCGGCTTTTGAACCAATCTTTATTACTAGTTTTGACGAGTATCAAGTTTATTTCGGGGGAACAAGTCCTGAAAAATTCGTTAATACTCAAATACCTAAATATGAAACGTCTTACATTGCAAAATCATATTTGCAACAATCTAACCAACTTTTTGTAACAAGGGTTCTTGGTTTATCGGGTTATGATGCGGGACCTTCTTGGTCAATTACAACAATAGCAAACCCTAACCCTTCGACAATTGCTGCGACAGGTGCAAGTACCGTATACACTTTAACTTTTACAGGTACAACAGGATCAAGTGCAAACGTAACGGTTACTAACCCTTCATCGTTATTGTCGTCTATATTTTATAATAACTACACGACTTTTAACGGAGGTACTTCAACATTAAATCAAGACTTTTTATCTTTCTTATCTAATAAGATTAATAATTTTGCAAGTGGAGGTAGTGGTGCAACTGTAGGAAATGCGGTATTTTGGGGAACGGTAAGTGGAGGAACATTTAACCAAGTAACTGGTACAACATTATTTGGGGTTCCTGTTTCAGCAACAAGTGAAACTTTTGGTGTTAATAATGTTATTTTGGCAAACGCCAATTTAAGTTCAACATCAAATGATCCATGGTATTATGCATTATTTAATTACACAAAAACTAATAGTATTGGAACTTATGATGGGTTTGGTTTTGGTGCCGCTATTAACGCTATTGGTACAGGATCAACGTCTTCACAATTCACAGGTACTTGTGCATTATACGCAACATTTTATTCAGGAACACCATATTCTGATTATGACGATTTAGTAGTCGCTACTTTAAGATCAAGAGGAATATCAACATACTCATCAGATGACGGACCTGTATATGAAGTTAGTGGTACAAGTGACGCAGTTATGGTGTGTTCAGGAAATTATTCAGGTATAACTAAAGACCCTTATGGTACCTTTGTTATTTCAGGTATCACAAAAGATAGTGACACATTTAGTTTTGAAACTTCACTTCTTTCAACTGATAGTAGATATATTTCTAAAATATTTGGAAGATCTAATTTTGCAAAAGATAGAAATGCGGTTCCTTTATTTGTTGAGGAATCGTATAGTAGTTTATTAACCACAGGTTATAGAGCAGGAAAAGTAAGAGGATTGTATTGTGACTTTATTGCTATTGACGATGCAAGAAGTGGAGATAACGACACTTTAGGGTTTTATTTAGAACAATACCAAACACCTGAAACACCATTTGTTGTTTCTGAACTAAGAGGTAATAAAGTATATAAATTATTTAAGTTTAGACTTATTTCAGATGGGGATGTTGCTAACAGACTTGTTAAAATATCTATTGGAAATATTTCATTCAATAATGGAACTTTTGATATTTTTGTTAGAGATTTTTATGATAATGATCAAAACGTTAGAGTGATCGAAAGTTTCACAAATTGTTCAATGGATCCTAATCTTAATAATTTTGTGGCAAACAAAGTTGGTACTGCAAATGGTGAATATCAATTAAATTCTAAATATATAATGGTTGAGTTGAGTGAGGAATACCCTACAGATGCATTACCATGTGGTTTTGAAGGTTATGTGTCAAGACAATATCAAACGGCAACACCACCATTTGTTGTCTATAAAACTAAATACTTACAACCTGGCGAAGTTATTTATAACCCACCTTTTGGTTCATCTTCAGGAGGAGATAATCCAGTTATTTCAAACGGTGAGAACCCAAGAAGGGCGTATTTAGGTATTTCTAATATTACAGGAATTGATTACGATTTTTATAATTATAAAGGAAAACAATTACCTACAAACATTGCGGTAGATACTACAGGTTCAGAATGGGGTTATAAAACTAAAGGTTTCCATATGGATAGTGGGGCAACTATTGTAACAATGTTTGACGTTCTTACATCTGCAACAACATCAGCATTTGAAGTAGGTGTTTCTTCATTTAATTCTGAACCTACAGATACAGATAACGCGTATTACAGATTAAATACTCGTAAATTTACATTGTTAGCCGCAGGTGGTTTTGATGGTTGGGACATATATAGAGAAAGTAGAACAAATACCGACAGATTCCAATTAGGTCAATCGGGATATAAAAAAGGAGCAGCAGCATCGGCTTCATTCCCAACGGCAACAGGATGGGGGGCCTTCAAACAAATTACAGGACCTAATCAAGAAGTTTGGGCAAATACTGATTATTATTCATATTTGTGGGGTCAAACAGTTTTTGCTAATCCAGAAGCAACTAACATTAATGTATTTGTTACTCCTGGTATTGATTATGTTAATAACTCAAATCTTGTAGAAAGTGCTATAGATATTGTTGAGACCGACAGAGCAGATTCAATTTACATTTGTACTACTCCTGATTTTAATCTTTTCTTACCAACATATAGTGATTTAACGGAAGGATTGATTTATGCACAAGAAGCGGTAGACAATTTAGAAAATACTGGAATTGATTCTAACTACACTGCAACTTATTATCCATGGATTTTAACAAGAGATTCTGTAAATAATACACAAATATATCTTCCACCAACAGGTGAGGTTACTAAAAATTTGGCTTTGACAGACAACATCGCGTTCCCTTGGTTTGCATCTGCGGGTTACACAAGAGGTTTAGTAAACTCTATTAAAGCAAGAAAGAAACTAACACAAGAAGATAGAGATACTCTTTACAAAGGAAGAATCAATCCAATCGCAACATTCTCTGACGTGGGTACAGTTATTTGGGGTAACAAAACTCTACAAATTAGAGAATCAGCATTAGATAGAATCAATGTTAGACGATTGTTACTACAAGCAAGAAAACTAATTTCAGCGGTGGCCGTTAGATTATTGTTTGAACAAAACGACGATAAAGTTAGACAAGACTTTTTAGATGCGGTTAACCCAATCTTGGATTCAATCAGAAGAGATAGAGGTTTAATTGACTTTAGAGTTACTGTTTCTAATACTCCTGAAGATTTGGATTCAAATACTTTAACGGGTAAAATCTTCTTGAAACCAACAAGAGCGTTAGAATACATAGACATAGAGTTTGTTATCACACCAACAGGAGCATCGTTCGATGATGTATAAAAGAAAATAAATTTTATGGGGGGTAGAAATATTCCCCATTTATATATTTATAAAAAAAAGTATATGAAAATAGAAAAGAAAATTATCAAAGAAACTGTTAATGATTTTTCAAGATCTGAAAAAACTTTTTCATCAAAAAAACAAAATATTATTATAACTGAAGAACAACTTCAGAAACTTCTTTTGATTGTAAAAAAATAATGAATATTAGAAAACACATATATAGAGAGATTAATAAACGAAGATTAAATGAAGGTATTACTGAAGAAGGGAGACCTGATTTAAATTATTATGCGTTTGATTGGGATGATAATATTGCATTTATGCCAACTAAAATTATTGTTTTAACAGAAAATGAGGATGAGATTGGAATGTCAACCGAAGATTTTGCTGAACACAGACACCAAATAGGTGTTGAACCTTTTAATTATAAAGGAACCACTGTTGTTGGTTATGCAAATAATCCTTTTAGAAATTTTAGAACAGAAGGGGATAAAAGATTTATAATCGACTCGATGATTGCAAGTCCAGGACCATCATGGAATGACTTTGTGGAATGTATTAATGGAGGGTCAATTTTTGCAATTATAACAGCAAGAGGACATAATCCTGAAACATTAAAAGAGGCAGTTTTAAATTATATTATATCAAACCATTTGGGTATAAATTCTAAAGTTTTAGTGGAGAACCTAAAAAAATATAGGGGGTTACAAACTCAAGGAATGTTCGAAACTGTAAGAGACTTAAAGTATGATGATAAAGAACTTATTATGGATTACTTAGATATGTGTAAATTTCATCCGGTTTCTTTTGGTGCCGGTAGCGCAGCATCACCTGAAGAAGAAAAAAATAAAGCACTTCAAAAATTTATAATTTATTGTAAACAACAAGCAAGAGATTTGGTTCAAGACATTTTAAATAGTAACCCAAATTTAAGATTAGAAGATATATCACCCAAATTTAAAAACGATGTGAATATGAATGAACCAATACAAGATATAGAAGATATTGTTTCTAAAAATATTTCAATTGGATTTTCAGATGACGATCCAAGAAATATTCAAGCATCTTCTGAATTTTTGAAAAAAGAATATGAAAAAAGTCCAGTTAATTTATATTTAACAAAAGGAGGTACTAAAACTAAATATGATTAATTTCTATATATAGAATATTTGAAAAATAATTTAAAGTAAATAGAAAAAAAATTATAACAATATATTTATAATAAAAATAAAAACAAAAAAAACAAAATAACATGGCTGATTTATTAATGAGAATGCCTTTTCAGTATGAACCTAAAAGAGCAAATAGGTTTATACTAACATTTCCATCGTCTTTGGGTATAAACTCTTGGTATGTTGAAACAACAAATAGACCAACAATAACAATTGGAAAAAAAGAGATAAAATTTTTAAATACACAAACTTACGTTTCAAGTAACTTTTCATGGGGTGAGATTGGTGTTAAATTAAGAGACCCAATCGGACCTTCGGCAGCACAAGCGGCAATGGAATGGGTTAGATTACATGCAGAATCAGTAACGGGTCGTATGGGATATGCTGCCGGTTATAAAAAAGATCTTGACCTAGAATTGTTAGACCCAACAGGTGTGGCGGTTGAAAAGTGGATTCTACAAGGTTGTTTAATTACTTCAGTTAACTTTGGTTCACTAAACTACGGTGGAGATGAAATCATGGGTGTTGATATGAAATTACAACCTGATAGATGTATTTTAGTATATTAATTAACTTTTAAATATTTTATAATGAACCTCACTAACAAAGTGGGGTTTTTTATTTACAAAGAAAATGATTGTTTTATTTTTTAATAAAAAACTATGGACGACGCTTTAAAATATGGTCAAGAAAATTTTAACTTACCACACGACGTAATTAAACTACCCTCAAGAGGTGTTTTTTACAAACCAAAAAAAGAATCTTTAAAAATAGGTTATTTAACCGCACAAGACGAAAACTTATTAATGTCACAAAACATGTCAGGTACTGATTTAATTAAAACATTATTAAGAAATAAAATATATGAACATGGATTTGATGTTGAACAATTATTACCTGGAGATGTTCAAGCAATTCTTTTATTTTTAAGAAACACAGCATTTGGTCCCGATTATAATTTCAACTTAAAAGATCCAAGAACGGGAATTGAATTTGACGCAACTATAATACTTGATAGTGTTGATATGCAGGAATTAAAACACATCCCAGATGAAGATGGTCTTTTTACTTATACATTACCTAAGACACAAAAAAAAGTTAGATTTAAAGTTTTAAATATGAGAGAAGAAAATGAAATTGATATTTTAACTTCTAAATACCCAAAAGGGATGGTTGCTCCTGTTGTTACAAAAAAATTAGAAACACAAATAGTTGAAATAGATGGTAATAAAGAAAAAGGGTTTATAGGATCAACAATTATTAATTTACCTATTTCAGATTCTAAAAGTCTAAGAAAATATATGGACGAATGTCAACCTAAATTAAATCTTAAAAGAGAAGTACAAGCCCCATCAGGAGAAAACGTTACAGTAAATGTTGCGTTTGGGGTGGAATTTTTTCGGCCTTTCTTTGAATAACAAGAAAAATTTAATGGACGAATTTTATTATTTAACCAAATATGGTAATTTTTCATATTCGGATCTTTTAATAATGCCAAGTTTTGAACGTAGATACTTTATGGATAAACTTTATTCTGAGCACGAAAAAAAATAAATAAAGTATTTATAAAATAAAAATATATGATGTTTTTATTAATGGCAGACGGAAACCCAACATCTTTAGGTGGTGCGGGATCAGGGGCTGCTTATAAAGGAGTTTATGACGCTGCAAAAGAAGCATGGGAGGCGGTTAAAAAAACTACAGATCCTATATTGGGATTACAGGCCGCGGTTAAGGGAATTATAGAAATGCAAGACATTTCTTTAAAAAAACAAAGAGAGATTACACAAGGAGTAGTTATCAACGCTGAAGCATTCCAAAAAATGATTGGAGACGCTTACCTTAACGTTGAGGATTTAGGTGTTAATTTTTCTGAAGTTGCCGCAGCCGCTGGAGAGACATCAAAGGCACTTGGTAGGGCAGTAATACCATCACAAACACTTTTAGAAGATCAAATTAAATATTCAAAAGCAACTGGAGTTGCGGTTGCTGATTTAGTAAAAAGTGAGGCAACATTAATGAGATTATATAGTTCTCAAGAAGAATCATTTAAAAAAATACAAGAAATAACAAATGAGGCTCAAAAATTGGGTTTAGATGTTAAAAAAGTTGTTGAAGATGTAACAACAAATTTAAATAACCTCCAAAAATTTAAAATGGATTCTGCAGGATTGACAGAAATGGCCACACAGGCTGCAAGTCTTAGAACAAATATTGAAGGTATTGGTGCAATGAAATTAGCGGAAACTTTATGGGACCCAGGAAAGGCTATAGAACTTTCTCAAAAAATGCAAATGTATGGTGGGCAAGTTGGGAAATTAGGAGACGCGTTTCAATTAATGAGAATGGGGGCATATGACGCTAAAGGTTTACAAGATGCAATGTTAGATGTTTATGAACAGGCGTTTAAAATTGATGAAAAAGGAAATATTTTGAATCCTGGTCAAATGGAAATACAACAATTAAAGGCATATTCTGAGGCCATGGGTAGCAACCTTAATACTGCCATGGAGATAGGTAGAGAGAGAGTAAAACAATCGTTTATTGAAGAAAAAATAGCAAAATTAGCATCCAACAAATTTACAGACGATCAATTACAATTTATTAAAAGTGTCGGTGAAATAAAAGACGGAAAAATATCAATGAATATTCCTGGTGTTGGTGAAATAAAAGATGTTACACAAGCAACGACAGCACAAATGAAGGCGATAAATGATTATCAATTAAAGGCGGGAATGGATGAAAAATCAGTTGCAATTACAAATCTAACAGTTGCTGAAGATACACTACAATCGATAAGAGATATTGAAGAATACCTAATACGTGGACAAATATCCAAAACTGCTGCGGAACAAACTGCGGTTTTGAATGGTATTAAAGGTAATTTAGAGGCGACTGTTGGTCTAAACAGTCGTGTTGGTGAAAATTCTGCAACACAATTTCAAAAAGATGTTGTTCCTAAAGATATTTATAATTCCTTAATAAGTAGTGTTGATATTGGAACATTAATTGGGTTGAGTGATACTGATAAGCAAAATATGCAAATAAAAGCTCGAGACCCTAAAGTTTATTCAGGAACCCCATCAACAGAATTTCCCGATGATTATATGATTACAGATGCGCCATTTGAAAATAACACATTAATTACAGGTGATAAAGGAACCATATCAAAAATGATTTTTGATAAAGAAGATGATTTTTTAGCGGCACCAAGATTAAATGAAATTTTAAATAAAGCAAAACTAAGTTTTGATACTGCATATGCTTTAAACGATATGTCATCTAGCCCCTTACCTATGCAAACAAAAACACCGGGTGAGACTTTTGCAAAAGTAGAAACTACCGTTAATACAAATAACACCACCGAAGTTAAGTTCAGCCCAATAGTAATTGAAGTTAAAGGTGTTGATGGCACATTAAAACAAATGTTAGAAAAAGGAGACAACGCAACATTATTAACCGATAAAATTAGAGAAGAGTTTTCTAAGATGCCAAAAATCATGGGAGAAAAAGGTGTCTTCGGTTATTAAAAAATTTAAAATAATCTATTTATATATAAAATAGATATTAATGGAAAGCCCACTATCGTTCAATTCAACAGAAAATTTTAGGAAAAAACTAATAACAAGAAACCTAAGACCGTATAAAGTCGAAGGTTATTTTAGTTATAGTGAACAATTACCCATTAGTGAAATACAAATTACCGACTATTCAATTATTGATAGTCCCCCAATTGAATTTTATCAAGAATTAAAAGAACCTGAATTAATTGGATTAAATAAGTATTCTCAAAACGGAGGTTTTGGTGAAGTAGTCCCAATCAACACAAATTTGAATGCATTTTCAAATTTTGGAGAATATAATGCGTATAATCAATCAATTGCAAATAATAGTCAGTTAGAACAAAAAGGAGACCAACAAGAAAATATACTTAGAGTGTTAAACAAATTTAACCCTGAAAACGTATCACTTGGATTTGGAGATCCAATCATTATTAATGTTAATAAAGGAACACAAAGTAATTTTGGTGAATATAGTTTTACCGCATCGGCACCTAATATAACAACAGAACAATCACAAATAATTGCTTATGTTGCAAATGAATATGGACCTGAAAATAAAGTTAATGGTTTTGGTGAGGTTGTTATAATTAATATTAACAAACAAACTGACGCAAATAAAGGA